TCGTTACTCCACGCACTCCAATAACTTCTGGCTTTGCTTTGTTAACTTTTATCTCAGTAACTACACTATCAAAATCTCGGTGTACAATTATAATGCTTTTACCATTATTTCCCCATTCAGAACCGCCTTTTAATTCGTGCATATCTGGAATTTGTGCTTTTCCGTTTATCTTTACTGGGCTTTTAGGGTGTATAATAGTATGAAAATGCAGTTTACTTGCCTCGCATAAATCATTACCAAACGAAAGTACATCTTCTAAATATTGGTCGTATCTTAAACCGCCAGTTACATCGTGTCTCATATAGTTCCAACTATCAATAACAACTGAAAATATACCAAGTTCTTTTTTGTTATCCGCTCCAAACTGCCAAAGTTCTTTTGGTGTAATTGCTTTACTTGCTTTTCCTTGTGGCTTGTAAATTATAAACTTATCCATCACTTTTGGAAGTAAACGTGTTATTTCTAACTCAGTCAATCTATTTTCAATCTTTACTTTTTCCCCTTGTGCGTTGTAGTAGAACTCTTTAAACTGCTTACCACTCATTTTGTGCATTATCTTTGCTATCACTTCGGAAGTGCTTCCAGCATCTGGCATATGTATTAAGTGTTTATGTCCATACCATTCTGAAGTATTTACTAAACATTCCAATAGTAATTCAGTTTTACCGCTTCCAGGATAACCAGTCCAATCTGTACGGCTTCCTTCCATTATTGAGTAGTGTTTAGCTAAGTTTGGGAATCCTAAATAAAAAGTCTTTCCACCACCGCTTTTATAATGCTCAAATATGGAGTTTTCTATTTCTTTATAATCGAATACGTTATTCATTTTCTGCTATTTGAGTAAGTCTATATGCTCTTAAATCTTTTGAGTATTGATTCTTTTCCTCTTGTGTCATTCCCTCGCAATTGCTAAACACAAATTCTTTTTTTTGTTGTTTATTAAAGTTGTTTTTACTCCATCTTTCTAAACGTTGTTTAAGTCCAAAAGTTTTTTCTTTCTCAAATCTCATTTTTAAATCATTATCTCCGTGTTCTGTCCAATACAAATAAAACAAATTTAACATATCTTTTGAATAAGTTTCTAAATAAGGTTTTAAAGACTCAGTAAATTTATGTTTACGATTTTCAATCGTCAAAACTTCTTCTTTTTCTTCTTCTTTTTCTTCTTCTTTTTCTTCTTCTTCTTGTGATACTGTATCTATACTGTATATATACTCTATCAATACTCTATTTTTTACAAGTTTAAGTTCTGATTCTATGCACTTTACAACTTTTGGAGATGTTGAGTAGTTATATTTCTTCCAATTACGGATTGCAAGTTCATTTGTGCCATCTGAAAATTGAATTTTACCCTTTGAAATGAAAAAATTTAACAACTTTTTAACTTTATCAATAGACATATTTAAGTCAAAACAAATATGTTTCATACTTATTTCATAAATACCACATTGCTTTGTCTTTTCATTAGTCAATAAGTAAATATAGAATAGTTTTTTTTCTGCATCTAAATCACTAAAGAAAGGGTCACTCCATAATTGAGTATGTATTTTTCTAAATATTGCCATTATTTAATAGTTTTAGTTTTAAAACAATCACCTGCTAAAAATTCTGAATCACTAAAGTTATCTGAAATAATTTTACAAGTATGTATAAAATCCATTAATTCCATATTTGATTTCATTCTATTACAACTCTTACAAGCTGGAGCTATATTTGTAGGTATGTTTAAACCAGATTTACTTAAAGGACTTATATGGTCTAACTCCCATGTTTTAGGGTCAAGATTTCTATTGCAGTATGAACATTTAAAATTAGCTCTAATTAATGAATCAAAAACATCTCCTTCACTTATTGTAGATATATTACTAACTCTTGAATTTGCAGACGCAGCTTTTTCTGTACATTTAAATTGAAACATTTTAACATCCTCATGTTTAGATGCATTGTATTCTATTAATTTAATTGAATCAAAATTTATTTTATTATCAATTAGTTTATATTTAAATCTAAATTGCTTTGTATCGTTATATTTAATCGTTTTATCTCCAAAATATTCAATCATTAAAAATATAAAATTATAATTATTATTACCTAATCTAACTTTTGGAACTGTCTTTATTATTTTAATTGGTATAATAACTTCTTTACCACCATACCTTTTGAATACATAACCACTTTTATGTATATAATAACAATTGTAACCTTTAATTTTTTTTAACTCCATATTATAATATTAGTAAACAAAAAAGCCAGCAATCAAGGTGCGTAGGATTACCTTTTCATGCTGACTTTTAATTAAAATTTCCTGAAGTTTCCTACGCTTCTACCGCAAATATAACAATTATTCTGCTATCTCATCATCAAATAGCTTTATCTTATCAACAATTTTATCTAATTCGTTAACAATGTCAACCCATTTTTGAACGCTATCTTCGTGTAATGTTTCTGTCATAGGTTCTACAATCTTTTCAAGCCAAGAATAGAAGTTCTCGCATCGTTGTTTAAACTCTCTTTTGTAGATTGGTTCGTGCGAAAGTTTATCTAAAGTGTGAAGCATTGACTGCATCTGAACGCTTAACGCTAAAGTTAAGTTTAAATCTTTTTGTTGTTTAGTATTCATATATCCTATTGATTTTATTTTCTTTGGTTGAGCATCAAGTATTTTTGATATTGCTTTAATTTCTTCTTTACTTGTTTCTTTCATAGTTCGTAAAGTTTTAATTTATAATCGTTTAATACTTCGTGTAATAAACTTCTAATTTCTTGATGAATAGTAGCATCTTCTAATTCATATTTTATTAAATTTCTTAACTTTTGGTCAAAATCAGTAATTGCTATTTTGTAATCTTCTGCTTGTAGATAATAAAGTATGTGTTCTTTATCTCCTTTTATAGTTAGTTCCATAGTTATTTATAGTTACCTCTTGATTCTGTTCTGAATGTTTCCCAGTTATCGTACGTATCACAATAATACACAATGCTTGGATGCTTATCTGCTTTTTCTAAAGCATCTTTTTTATCGGTTGCGTTTACTATTACTCGGTCTGGTTTTCCGTTTGATAGCCAGTAAAGAATTACGTATGCTTCCATTACCAAAAATAATAAAATATAAATATAATTACTCCAAAAAATGCAATAAACATATGAATAGCTAATGCACCAACTATAATACTATCAATATCTTCTTTAGGATTTAATTTTTTATAAGTTATTACAACTCCTATTAAATAAATAATAAATAATAATACGTATCTCATCTTATTTGTTTTTAGTTTAAAAATATCGGTTTAACCACCCACCGAAAAGGATAATACTAAAATGGTAAATCGTCTTGCTCTTGTTGTGCGAACTTCTGCGATGCCGTTTGAAGTGGTTTTTCTTGCTTCTCAGCCACTTTAACATCTCCATTGGTATAAACTACTTTACCATTACCTAAATAACGCTTAGAAGTCTTTAAATCACGTTCTTCTTTTGTTTGCGATTCTGTTAACCCTACGTTGTTGCCGTATTGGTCGGTTGAATCATTGATTGAAATAGTCAAGTTTAAATACTTTCCGTTGTATAACTTGGCTTTGTCGATTTTTGTTACATCAATTGATGCGTTAATTAATACTCCCATTTTACTTTGTTTTTATTTATTTAAAATTAACAATAATTCTTGATAGTACGCACGTGCTACTTCAATTTTTTCTTTTAATTGCTCAATTGCTTTCTCATCGTATTCAACAATGAATCTTTTAACTTTCATTTTGTTATCTATATGGTCGAAATTATGCAAACTTTCAACTGCTTCACGCACGATTGGGTCTTCGTCTATTAAACACAACTTCCAGTGTTCTTTTCTTACTTCGCTTTCTACTATTTCAAATGGTGTGTTTGTAAGACAATATACTAATTCAGCTTGATTGTGTCCAGTAAGCCACATATAGCCCATTAATTGATAGTAGTACGCCTTATTTTTTAACTCAGTGTCAAACATCGGAAAAGTCGCACCACTCCAAGAGCATTTTATATCTGCAAGTAAAGTGTCATTTACTAAATCTGGTGTACCTACAATGTAATCATTTTTAAACTTTTCTTCGTTTTTTAAAATCCAGTTCCAATCTAAAACTTCAGAAGCTAACTCAATAGCTAAATCTTCATTTTGATTTCCCTTGTCTGTGTAGCGTGAACTAAATTCTTTGTAGATTCCAAGTTCCTTTTCTTTGAACATATCTTGTACAAGCGTCTTAGCAGTTTCAGAAAGCACCTCACTTTTTGAGCGGGGTGCAGTCATCAGAGAACCAAGTTGTGAACATCTAAATAATAAACTCATAATGTAGCTACTATTTGTTTTTGACTATCTGTTAAATCAAATTGGTTTAAATCTTCTTTCTTTGCTAAACCTTTACCTATTGCTTCAACTGCTTTGTTAAATCTTTCATCTGTGATTGTTTTAGACTTCTTTACTTGTTGACTATTATCTTTTGAGTCTGGGTCGCTTTCTGTTTCATCAATTAAAAATAAACCATTTAAAGCGTATTTACGTGCGTAACTTGATGCCGTTCCAGTACATTGTTCTGATGACATACCTTTATGCTCTCCCATCTCAGCAAATCCATTGATAGTGATTCTATCTACTTTGCCATCTTCATTGTAAGACATAAGCTCTGCACTTGCTTTTAAAAATAGTTTAGAACCAATCTCTACTATCTCATCTGAAATTGTTAGTACCGAGTTGTATTTCAACAATACTGGCTTTAAAGATTCGAGTATTTGCTCTGCACTTCTGTACTTGTACTTTCCAAATGCGTTGAAAGAACCTTTAGGGCATTTTAATTCTGCTTGAATTTTAATTAAATTTTTCATTGTTTTAGTATTAAATTGTTAATAATTCCGTAAATATAAACATTATTCTTTAATTGATAACTTTTTTATCAAATTATTTTTCACTTGCCAAAAGTCTTGGATTGAGTTTGCTTCTAATATGTCCAACTCTATTTCTGTTAACTTCAATTTGTCCTCATCTTCAATGTCAATGCAAGAAACTTCTAACTCATTTTCAACTAAAGAAATTAACTCTTTAAAGTCTGGGTAGTTTTTATTTCTATCGTAACATTCTAAGCCGTGCAAAATTGTTGCGTGTCCTTTGCCAAACATTTTACCGATTCTATCCAGTGTCATTTTGTTACTGCGTAGAAAGTGATATAATACGCTTCTTATGTACACTTTTTCACGTTTTCTTGAACTTGTATTTAGTTCATATCTTTCAATCAGTTCTGTAATCTTAATTAAATTCATTGCTCTTGTTGTTTTTTAATGTCTACACTCAATCTTTCCAAATACAAGCAAAAGTCCATTGCTTCTTGCTGTGCCTCATTAATCCAATCAAGGGTGTTTAAATCGGTTCTTTCTAAAGTAACTCCGTACTTTTTTAAACCCTCGTCTGCTCGTCTTTCGAACTTTTTAATTACGTTTAGTACTATTCTATCTATTACCATCTTATTTGTTTTTAAAGGTTTCGTTGTAGTATTGTTCTGCTTGTTCTTTACCATGTTCCGCTATAACTTCATGGTAAGGTTCTGAACTTTCCTCTGATAAAAAACTTGTAAAAGCTTTTACGTAAAAACTAATCTTCTGCTCCTTATCCATTTCTTTTGCTTGGTCAATAATATCTCTACGTTTAGCTTGATATTCACTTTTGGTAATAAGTTTCATATCATATTCATTTTCAATGTAAAGCATTTTATCAACTAAAAATTCTACTGCTGTTTGTTCCATCTTATTATCATTTAAATTTTCATCATCTAATTGGTTAATTTCTTTGCTCAATTCTTTCATCCATTTTTTGACGTCTGAATATGCTTTTCTCCAATTTT